ACCCATATTCCGGCAACTCGAAAAGGCCGCAATCAATGGAGCGTCTGTACGATTCCACGGCTGTGCATTCGGTGTTTCGACTTGCCAACCGGTTGTTGATGGAGCTGACGCCGCCGGAACAAATCTGGTTTGATTTAAAAGCCGGGCCGCTGGCGGAAATGGCGGCAAAACAGCGAAAGGAAACCGGCGAGGCCGAACTTGAAAAGCTGAATGAATTTCTTGGAACTCTGGTGCCTATGCTGGCAATGGTGTTTCGCTCCGGGAATTTTGTTTCCTCAATCTGGGAATCGTATCTGGATATGATAATTACCAATACCGGCGCGATGCTTTGTCTGGAAAATTCTGAAACCGATATTGAGCCGGTATATTTTGAAAACGTTCCCCAGGCGGAAATCGCTATCGACGAAGGCCCGCACGGTATGGATATCTACCGCCGGCGAAAAATCAAGATCCGGATGATTGAACGGCTGTGGAGCGACGCGAAGCTGCCCGAAGATCTGCAAAAAATCATGCGCGAAGCCAAATCTGGAGAAGATCCGGAGGTCGAGCTTCTGGAGGTGACTTACAAGGATGTAAAAGCGCCGCTGTGGTATTACGAAATTCTCTGGAAAAAGGATAACGATCCGCAGCGTCTGGTCAGCCGGCAATATACATCCAATCCCTGGATCGTATTCCGCTGGTCGAAGATACCGGGAACGCCGTATGGCATGGGGCCGGTGCTGCTTTCCCTGCCGGATATCAGAACCGCTAACCGCGCCATGGAAATGGTGCTTAAAAATGCCGCGCTGGCTATGGCCGGAATGTATATGGTCGAGGATGACGGCGTGGTTAATATAGACCAGCTCCGGGTTATCGAAGGCGGGATGATACCTGTTGCCTCTACCGGCGGGGCCGGGCGCTCTCCGTCCATGGCTTCGCTCGATACCGGGCGCAATTTTGATATCGGCCAGATCGTTATGGAAGATTTGCGCACCAATATCAAAAAAGGCATGTTTGACAACGCATTGCCGCCTCTGGATGGCAACGTGCGAAGCGCCACAGAAATCATACAGCGTATTCGCGAACTGACCGCCGATATCGGCGGGGCTATTGGCAGGATAGTGCATGAACTGATCGTTCCGCTGGTGCGGCGCGTCGCCGATATTCTGGTGCGGCGCGGCATGCTTGACCCGATAGCGCAAAATATCGATCAGTACAATCTGAAAGTTCAGGTTAATTCGCCGCTGGCCCGTGTCCAGCAAATGAACAATGTGGAACGGGTTGTTCAATGGCACGAAATCGGCGCCGCCCTGGGCGGGGCTGAAATGATGTTCCTGGCTTCGGATATTGAAACGGTAATTCCATGGATCGGCGATCAGATCGGCGTGCCGGATCATCTGATGCGCGATCAGGCAAGCCGTGAAGCCCTTCAAAAACAGGTAGCCCAGATTATCGCGGCCCAGCAAATGCAGACGGCAAACGCCAACCAGATTCCTGTCGCGGAAGCGGCCTGATGTAAACAAAACCAAGGAGGAAAATTAAATGAACTACGGAAAAATGACGCCTTCGGGCTTTCAAAGCGGCCAGCCGGATGTCGAGGGGCTGCTTAAAGATATGGGGCTTACGCGCGATCAGGGCGAAAACGGCACCGGTACGGCCTCAGCGCTGACACAGGAGCGCAAGCAGGCGCAGGAAGATTTGCTGAAAAACTACGTCAAGACCTTTAATACTCCGGCCGGAAAAAAGGTTCTCGAAAATTTGCTGGATCTTACCTTGCGGCGCGGTCTGGTTCTTCCGGCCGGCGGCATAGAGGAAACGGCAATGTACGCGCGGGAGCGCGCGGCTGTAAACGCCCTGATGGTGCATATTCTGGGCATGATCCAGATTGGCAGCGAATTGCCGGCGCCGGAGAAAAAGAAAAAGTAGTTTTATTAACCGCAGAGGCGCAGAGAGCGCAGAGTTTTTTTTAACCACGAAGACACGAAGACACAGAAAGCGAAAAGGAGATTTTTATGAACAGCTTAGAAATTACGGATGCCGCTTCCGCGGCGGTGCAAAAAACACCTAACAGGGTAACGCTGGAAAAGCTGGAGGCGGCTATTGAAATAGTTGAGTATGTTTACCCGTTTGTAGCTCCTCAGCTTACTCTGGCAATTGTCAAAATGAAAAACGGATATGTTGTGACCGGAGAAAGTGCGCCTGCTGATCCGGCAAACTTTGATGAAGATCTCGGGCAAAAATTTGCATTGGAAAATGCAAAACGAAAAATCTGGCCGCTTATGGGATTTGCCCTCTGCGAAGAGCTTGCGGCTTAACAATGTTTCTCTGCGCTCTCTGCGCCTCTGCGGTGCAATTTTAAATTTAAACGAAGGAGGAAAAATCATGACTAAAAAGGAAAACAACGACGGCAAAAAGCCAGAAAATAACGAGCCTGCCGGACAGGGCGGCGCGGCTGACGGTGACGGCCAGAAATCCGAAACCGGAAACGAAAATGCATCTGCTGGCGATGGGCAAGGCGGCTCTGAAGGCGATGAAAAAACTGTAGAGGTGTATATTCCCGAAGGTCTGCCCGAACATATGCAGGCAAAAACCAATCAGGAAATCATTGACAATCTGCACAAGGCCTATAAAGGCGCGCGCGACGAACTGGCTGGAAAAACAAAAGTTCCGGAAAAACTGGAAGATTACAATATCGATCTGGGCGATCTGGCCGAAAAAGTGCTTAAACCCGGCGAGGACGGCAAGGACCCGGTCTTTGAAAAGCTGCGCGGCATTATGCACGAAAACAAGATCGCGCCGGAAGCTGCGAATGCTCTGGCAGCCGGTCTGTATGAAGCCGTGGCCGAACAGATAGAGGCCGGAGGCGATGCCGGCGGCGAGGCGGCCGGAGATTTTGATTATCAGGCATATGGCGGCGAAGAAAAGGCGAAGCCGGTAATTGACGGAGTTAATACCTGGGCGCAGGGACTGAAAAATCAGGGCAGGCTTGACGACAGCGATATTGAGGAAATCCAGTTAATGGCGATGTCTTCCGAAGGTTTGCGCGTGCTTTCAAAACTGCGGGAGGCAACCGGCGAAAAACCTATACCGGCGAATTTCAGCGAGGACAGCGGAAAAAGCGCCGGGATTACCCAGGGCGACCTTGATAATATGATTGCCGACCCCAAATACTGGCGCGATAAAGACCCGGCCTTTGTTAAAAAGGTTACTGACGGCTTTAAAGAGCTGTATGGATCAGATGCTTGACAATCAGTAAATTTTAAGGAAACATTAAAAGTAAGTGATTCGCGGCGCAATGCCGCAAGCCAAAAAGTTCGAAGCGATACCCAAGCGAAGCGAACGGGGCTCTGCGAGAGGTTAACCGGTTCCGGGGGCCAGAGGAAGGAACCATAAGTAAAGGTACAAGTCTGGTCCGCATCCCCCACATTCCGCACCGGCCCGTTATGGGCGCGCCGGACGCCAGCCGGAAAGGCGTTAAACTTCCGGCCCTCTACGGTAGGGTAAACCGCAGGGAACTGGACCCGCGAACAGGCGGCACCCGCCTTCGTTTCGCTCCGCTCAACTACGGCGGGCAGGCCCGCCTTCCAAAGGCAAGGGGCAACGAAACAAAGATGTAGGCCCGCTCCACGTTCAAGGCACTCGGCCCGATTGGAAACGATCAACCGAAAACCTTAGAAATGGAGCATCAAAGATGGCCACAGATATCGATACCGCATTTATCAAGCAGTATGAGCGTGAAGTTCATGAAGCCTATCAAAGACAGGGTTCTAAACTGCGCGACACTGTCAGGACTAAAAATAACGTAAAAGGCGAATCCGCTGTTTTCCAGAAGGTGGGCAAGGGAACTGCCGGTACCAAAACCAGGCACGGCAAGGTTCCTGTTATGAATCTCGATCACAGCAACGTCGAATGCACGCTTGCCGATTACTATGCCGGCGACTGGGTTGACAAGCTGGACGAGCTTAAAATCAATCACGACGAACGCCAGGTTATTGCCAATGCCGGCGCCTGGGCTTTGGGGCGCAAGACCGACGATCTTATTATTACCCAGTTCGATACGGTTTCCACTTTAACGGTTGCGCACGGCAGCGCCGGCATGACGCTTGCCAAGGTGGTTTCGGCCTATGAAGAGCTGGGTAACGCGGACGTTCCCGATGACGGCCAGAGATTTGCCGTGGTCGGTTACAAGCAATGGGGCGAGCTTCTCGATCTGGATGAATTTGCCAGGGCCGATTATGTAAGCGGAGACGATCTGCCGCTTAAAATGCCCGGCCGTGCAAAATTCTGGATGGGCACATACTGGATGCCGCATAGCGGGTTGACGGTAGCCAGCCAGATCCGCTCGTGCTTCTGGTGGCATAAAACCTGTTGCGGTTTTGCTTCCGGAGCTGACGTTCAGGCTGATGTAACGTGGCACGGCGACAGGGCGGCGCACTTTGTCAATCACATGATGAGCCAGGGCGCAAAAATGATCGACGAAAACGGCATAGTCAAAATTTCTTGCGACGAAAGCTGATAACCGGTTTCAGGCCGGGCCGCCGGATCAGCGGCCCGGTTTACATTTCAATTTTTTAACTACAGGAAAAAGGAAAATATCATGTCTTATGATGATGCAGGTCTGGTTTGTATAGCCAATCTAATCGGGGCGATAGGCTCCAGCGGCGGCAACGCCAAAAAGCTTTACACTTACGTAACCAACGACACCAAGGCCGTGGTTGAAGCTGCTGAATATTTTAACGACGAAGTGTCCCGCCTTAATGTCGGCGACGTTATTATGGTTTCCGGCGATATCGACGGCACGCCTTTCGGCGCCTGGTATGTAGTGTCCGGCAATGACGGCACCGACGTTACCATTACCGAGATGCTTACCGGCTCCGACGCTTTGGCTGCGGAAATAACCCGCGCCTGCGATGTGTCGGCGAGAAACGTCAATACAACGGATGATCTTACGTTAACGCAGGCGCTTCATGAAGGGCGCACGGTAACTGTCGACAAGGCAGACGGCGCGGCGCTGGTTTTGCCGGCCGCGTCGGTAGGCGATAAATACCGCATTGTCCTTGGAACGACCGTTACTTCAAACAGCACTACGATCAAGGTTGCCAACGCCGATGACAGTTTTGTCGGCGGCCTGAACGGCGTTGATGAGGACGGTGAAGGCGCGACGGGCTATCAATGGAAAGCAGATTCCGGCGACGACACTATTACCTTTGACGGTACTGCCCAGGGCGGCTATGCCGGGGATTATGTCGATATCGAGTGCATAAAAGCCAATACGTTCCTTGTTTCGGGCGAAATCAAGCAAAGCGGCGGACTCGAAGCTACGCCGTTTAGCGCTACAGTCTCCTGACCTTAAACTAATCCGGCAGGCGGGGTTTCTTACTCCTTGTTTGACCGCCTGCCGGAGCTTTCAAGGGTAGTTAATGACTACAACTTTTACAGATATAGAAGCTTGCAATCGGGCCCTGGCGTTGTTCGCCGGAGGCTCGATTCAGTCTTTTACGGACGAAAGTTCCGATCTGTCGGCAACCTGCGCAACTATATATCCCATGGTGCGCGACGCCTGCCTGACGCGGCGCAACTGGTATTTTTGCAAAGACAAGCGCCAGCTTGCGCTTAGCATAGATCATACGCCGGTAAATGAATGGGATAACGCATTTGTGTTGCCTTCGGCCCGCCTGTCCGGGCCGGTTGCCGTTTTCGGCGACGGCGCTGATTATCCAACGCATGACTATGAAATATACGGAGATTATCTGTATTGCGATTATGACACGGTAATTATCGATTATCTTAAACGTCCCGATGAAGGCGAGTTTCCGGAGTGGTTTAACGACTGGCTGGTAATGGAAACCGCTGCGGCTCTGGCAATTCCTGTTGCCGATCAGGTCAGCAAGGCGGACGGCTTTGCCGCTGAAGCCGAACGCAAATTCCGTAACGCAAAATTCAGGGATTCCCAGCACGAACCGGTTAAAAGCATGTTCGCCGGCGGCGATCCATTGACGAATACGAGGTATTAACGTGGGCATAAAGATCCTTCAAACCAATTTTACATCCGGCGTCATTGATGACCGGCTGGCGGCGCGCGAGGATCTGGCCGCTTATTATAACGGTTTGCAGGACGGCCTTAATATAGTCATTAATCCGCTTGGCGGGGCAAGCAGGCGCGGTGGTTTAAAGCATCTTGGCGAGCTGGCGAAGGTAATGAGCGAAACCGATTTGTCCGGGGTTACCGTCACCGCGCCAAACGGGGGGACTACGGGCAATATCAAGGACGATGACGATACCACTTATCTAACGACATCCAGCAATTTATCAACGACAGATCCGTTTGTGGTTGCGCATTTCGATTTCGGGGCGGCAACCGACGTCGATGCAGTCGATGTTATAAATTACAAGCTGTCAAGCGGTACACTGGACGATGAATTTTATGTTCAGTATTCGACAGATGACGCTAGCTGGAGCGATTACGGAGAGGCGTTTAACTGGAGCGCGTCAGACAGATCAAGAAGGCGGCGTACCGGATCCACTGTTTCGGCGCAATACTGGCGGGTAGCAAGAATCGGATCGACTTCTGTCGCCGCCACGGCCACTATCGCCGAAGTTAAATTCTGGAGCGAAGGATCGACGTTATCAAATGCGCGGCTGTTGCCTTTCGCCTACTCAAGCGACGATGCTTATATTATGGCCGTGTCCGGCGGCAATATGGACGTTTACAAAAACGAGACTTTCACGGGCTCGATTTCTATCAATCATACATCGGCGCAG